TTGCTCAACTACTTGCTCCTGTTGTTGCGGCTCCCCTTGCATCATTTGTTGCTGTTGAGCCATTTGTTGTGCCATCGCAACTAACTGCTTACGCTCTTCTTCGTCGCGAATCAAGGTATCAGGTACACCAAATTTCTTAGCAAGGTAAGCAGCAGTTTTCTCAGAGTTAACAAGAAGCTGCATCATCTCTGGTCCAAACCTACCTTGGATAAGCTCTAAAAACCTAGCAACAGAAGTAATATCTTGATTAGCTTGCGCTTGTGCTAGTGGAGATACAGACTTAATTTTTACTTCTCTGCCATTAACAGTAGGTAAATCTATTCTTCCTTGTTTCTTTAGTATATAAATAACTCTTTGCAATACTGGCTGCACTAACTCTGCTTGCAATCTACCAAATGCAGAACCAATCCTTCTTGATAAGTCAGCCATACGTTCCGCAATTTCAGTAGCAGATGCAGGGGTTCTATCTGGATTACCTAACATATCGTTATATAATGCTTTTTTAATATTTACTCTCATTTCACTCAAATTAAATTGTGCAAAATCTAATCTACCTGCTGCTTGTATTGGCTGTAGCCCTGCTGATCCAATAGCTTTTGGTATTATAGATCCGGGAACGAGCTGTATTGTATCAGGGTTAACAACGCCGTCATCATCCATTTGGTATATACCAGATATAGCCATCTGTGCGTTTTCAAGTATTAGTTCTATTGTAAGATTAGTTGTTTTAATTGCAGAGAGTGCATTCATTAATGGCCCACGCCCATACACTTCACCTGCACATTTAGACCAGCGGAAACAAATAAACGGATTAGAACCTACACCTGACATTTGTTTAAAGTAAATAATAGACTGTGTAGTCATACAAAAAGCATAGCTTAGATACGCTTCTTCATTTTTTTTAGAATAATCACGGCATATTAACTCAAGAATAGTAGTTGTATTATCTGTGCCATTCATCATCATGTTTTGTATTTTGTCGTTTAGAATAGCATCAGGATATAATATCTGTATCTGATCAAATCTAATATTTTTTCTTTCTCTAAACACATGATCAATACGATCATCAGGCCCAGTATCAAGTATTACATGAGGAAGTGGTATCGCAGAAAACCTTATAGGGTTTAGCGAGTCACCTTCTTCCGCAACCAAGACGCCAGTCCCGACAGCCAAGTCCATAAAAGACTCATGCACTTCTTGGGAAAAGTTAGAATTTTGGAGTATTTCAAAAACATATTCAGTTACCTCATCTAGTTCATTGTTAACAAAATCTCTTTCTGCTTTAGGAACTTCAGAACCAGAAGTAAGATCAGCCCATCTAGCAAAGTTAGGAACAAGACCTGATTGCAGACGCGATGCAAACTCTTGCACACCTACAACAGCAGTCTCATCAAATATCTTATCATCTCTGCGCTGACCTATTGTCTCACTATAAAAAGACTCTCGTTGAGGCAACGCATATTCGTAACACTCTTCAAACAAAGGTACGAAATTTTCTCTCTTTACCTTGGCTCTTTCATATTGCTCAAGATATTTTTTTGCTATTGGATCTTCTATCATAATCTATCCTATGTGAAAAATCTACTGTAATACCCAATGCCGCCACCAGACTTGCCAGTAATTAAAGAACGCCTACCTCTACCCTTACTTCTTTTCTTAGAAAGGCCAGAAATTAAATCCGATTGTTTTTGTTTACGTTTTTTTATTAAAGAACCTTCTGGGGTATCTGCCATTGCTTCCATTTCCATTGGTTCTTCTACTGGTTCTGGGGCTTCAATATTTACCTTTGTTTCTTCTTGTCTTCTTTTTGCAGGTGCGTCTGATTCCATAGTAGATACTGGAGCTGTTACTGTAGCTATTTTTTCTTCCATAGCTTTTTCTTTTACTTCAGCAGTTTTTTCTGCTTCAGATTCTTTTTCTTCTTCTGCCGCAGCTTTTTGCTCTTCTTGTTCTACGTCAACTTCTTCTTTTTCTTCTTTTTTCTTGCCACCAAAACACATGATATACCTCTTTGTTGTTTATGCTCGATAAGCACATAATAAATAATAATTCAACGCACAATTACATACGCGACCACAACCCTTGCCTACGTCTTGGTGTCTTTTGTTTAGCAAAGACATCGAAGTTAGTTTTAGCTACAGTAGGTTTAGCAGCAAATTGATTGTTCATTAACGCTCTGCCCTCTCCTGCACCAAGAAGCATATATTGTAAAGCATCGTGTATGTGCGAATACATATTCTTATCTGGTTTATCAGCGTATCTCTCTCCAGACACTTCCATTCTTCTATACTGATACCCACCCTCAAATCCTTTAATTAACTGCACACAACGTCTATCTACCAGAAACGCAGGTTTACCCTCAGACATTTTGTTAAGTTGCGAATTAACCGACTCAAGTCTAAGGTCAACGGAATTAGACGGAGCGGGATATGCTCTAAGACCAGCACCTCTAAGGACATGGAAAGGGGTAGACTCGTCGGTTTGCGCGCGGAAATCACCAGCAGGATCGCCAAATATATGAACCTCAGAAGTCTCAGAAAACCGAGTGGCAATCTCTTCACGAAGAACTTCAGCAAACCTAACAATCCCCATATCAAATGCAACAATTTCTGCTTGTACAAACCATCTCCCCCTTACTTTCTGACCTATAACTGCGGCTGGTGTTAATCCAAAGTCAAGCCCAACATACAAAGGATTACCTGCTGCTACTGGTATTTCTTCTTTGGCAATGTGTGTTTCTGTTACAAACATAGGATATATAGGCTTTCCGTCTTTAATTGTGCCTAGTCTATTCATAACATAGACATCAATCCAACTCTTTGTTTTACCCTGTATTAGATTAGGGTAGTAAGAGTCCATCATATTGTTACGATTTTCTGCAATTTTATTTGGTTCGTAACGTTCTATCTCACCCTCTTTAGTTTTAACTTCTGTCATAGCAGAGGGTTGTGTAAAGAATTTCCAGTTACTGGGGGTAACAAGCATCTTAGCTTGCTCTCTAGGTATATGATCTGGCACAGGAACTTCGCCTGACATAATAGGCCACCAATGATCTTCTTCTGGTGCGTTGGTATCTGCTATAAATCCAGTCCAACTTGGCCCACCTTCACGCATAGAAGGAAACCGCCCTACGCGCATTGAACAAGCGTCCATGATGCTCTTAGGAATTTCTCTAGCTTCATTTACCCAGATGCCAGTAAGCTCGAGGGACAATAACTTCTTAACATCTTCGGGGCGGTCAAGGGCTAAGAATAGAACTTCTAAGTCTATATCGCCCTTTTTAATATGGTGTGTATACGGAACTGACCAAGTAAACTTTCCCCACTCATTTTCGGGAAACCAATCTAGCCAAGTCTTAATTGTTGTAGTTTTTAACTGTGGGTTGGTATTACGAATAATAGCCCATCGGCTGCGCCTAATACCTTGTTCATTCTTTTTCTGCATTAACGCTCTGCGAAACACTTCAACACAACACCCAACGGATTTACCAGAACCTACTGGCCCACGAATACCACGAAAGAACGTATCGTCCTTCATAAATTCTTTTAAGGTATCTCCGTCAGGTTTGTATTTAAAGTCTATCACTTGTTAATTATTCCAGAGTCAACGCCAACGCGTATCATCTTCTCGACAGTGGCAGGGGCTAGAGAGTCAATAAGTTTATCTGCTTCATAGTTAGTGCAGAAATCTTTTGGGTAGTGTTTAAAGTTTACAGTCTTAACAACTGTTCTTAAAACTTCTAGCTCTTGCGCTGATAGTGTAGTTATAAAACTCATTGTTTACTCATTAGTGGACAGTATGGACAGGGTGGACAGTGGTATATACTTAGTTGATAGAGTTGATAGAGTTGAGGTTGATAGGGTTGATAGGGTTGACCCCCTATTTCTTTTTCTTTTTAGGAAACCCAGCTTTCATATTTTTATATGCTTTGTCAGTAATGGTACTCTTAGACTTTGGCCTACTAATACCTTTTTTCTTTCTAGCATTTATGTTTGCGTATAAACCTTTAGCCATTATTTTTTCTTCTTTGCTGGTTTTTTCTTTACTGGCATTGCTGCTTTCTTAGCTGCTGCCATACCTTTAGCAGTGTATGGGTACTTCTTTCCTTTAACATTAGGCATTTTTCTTATTCCTTTTACTGATTGCTGCTGCCTTACTCTTTGCATCTGCTTTAGAAGACGCACCCCACGCTCTAAGGCTAAGAAGTAAACGTGTTGGCTTTCCTTTTGAATCTTTTTCTGGCCCTCGCATACCACCCATTCGAGCTAAGAATGAAGCGCGTCTAGGATTGTCACCACTTTTAACTGGTGCTTTGAGTGTACCTTTTTTATAACTAGCTCTACCTTTGGCATTAAGGCCGCCTTTAGGGTTCTTACCTTCTTTTCTAGTCCATGCTGGTGTTTTCATTTTGTAAATCCTGCTCCAAAATATAGCCCGACAATAGCACTAACCATGTGTGTGTCTAGGGGTGTAATAACAAACCCTGCGGCTTCTTTCCAAACTACTGCTTCATGACCACCAAGAAGCCAAGAAAGAATACCTCCGTCTACCTCTGTGTAACCAACAACAACACCTACTTCTGGATAAAATATTGCAGCTACCTTTGGTAATACAATGATAGCACCCACAGCACCAAGGGCAATGAGTCGACGAGTCCAAGCAAAATGCTTATCT